TCTAAAGTTTTATACTTTGATTCTTTCTTAGAAGGAACATAAAAAGTGGGATGAAATGTTTCCTTCGTAGTAAAATGGCGGCCATTCTCATATCCACGGACAAGAATTTCATTAAACCGTTGATGGACATTAGTGTAGAACCTCATTTAATAGTCTCATAATAAGAATTAACCAATCTTAGGTTGGGATCAACCAAAGTCAAAATTTTATCTGAACTCATAAACATCTCTGTATTAGGAGTTAGATCGGACATCCATTTGGTAAGTATATGCTCCTCATTGGTGCCACCATGAATAACACATGGATTAATTAACTTACAATCTGGTTGCCCTATATCCGCAAGCACTTCATCAATCTGTGCTATCAGAATTAAGTTATTCGTTAAGTATAGAACTTGTATCGGAAGAATCTCGGACTCCTCCTTCTGTGGTTCCATCACTTCCTGATCTGCTGGTAGATCCGTCTGAATCATCAGTTCGTCTTCCATTCATTCTCTCCGTATAAGATTTAGCAATGCTGTCTAGTGGATCAGTAATACAAACTATCCAATCCTTATTTACAATAATATCACTATCTTTAGATAATGACATCCACTTATAATATAAAACTTCATGCTTAGGAGTAGAATCCTCTTCCACAAGAAGTTGAGATTTTTTTATTTTTATAGTGAATGGATCCTTGAAAAGATAAGATACTAACTCATCTTCAGAGTTACGAAACTCCTTGATGTCAGCAATTACCTCTTCACCAGATTTTAGTAAGGCGAGTTGTACGCTCATGGTTTCTATTTTCCTTTATGTATTATATCACCAATGATCCAAGACTGCAACCCATGTCCATGAATTCTTAACTGGACATCTGTTGCTACATTCTCAGGAACCACTAAACAGTACCCAATACCAAGATTAAATACTTTCTTCATTTCTTCTTCTGGTATCTCACCTGCAAGCATAATTTTACTAAAGATTTCTGGCATCTTCCATGAATTATAATCAACTCTTGCTTCTAATCCATCAGGAATACATCGTGGAAGATTCTCTGGAATACCACCACCAGTAATATGTGCCATTCCCATGATAGGAAAATCTTTTATTAAACTTGCAACTACAGGAGCGTATATTGTTGTAGGAGTAAGAAGTTCTGGAGTAGAACTTGGATCTCCTAATGCATCGTCATAACCCTTCTCATAAAAAAGTTTATGCCTCCATATCATATCATTAATCAAAGTATAACCATTACTATGAATACCACTACTCTCTATACCAATAACAACATCACTTTCACGAACCAAACTCCCATCAATTAATTCAGATTTTTCAACTATACCTGTACAAAATCCTGCAAGATCATATTCTCTTTGTCTGAAATGCTCTGCTGTTTCTCCACCTATAAGTTCTACACCTGCTAGTTCGCATCCTTTAAGTATACCAACCATAATGTCAGCAACATTCTCATCTATCTTCTGAGTAGAAACATAATCTAAAAAATATAATGGTTTAGCACCACAAGTGATTATATCATTAACACACATAGCAACAAGGTCTTGACCTATAGTTGTATAATCATTAGCAACTCTACATATATTAATTTTAGTTCCTACACCATCAGTGCCAGATACTAAAATAGGTTCCTCATAACCACGAGGAACCTGAAACATACCACCAAAACCACCAATGGTTGGTGCTTGTTTTTTTAGTTGTTCAACAAAAGCATTACCTGCTTCTATATCAACTCCTGAAGTTTTATAATCCATTATGTAATTTGATACTTTGTGTTAGAGGTTTTCCTCCTGTTCAGTTAATAATACCACATCTGATGTTGGTTTGGCAACACATGTTAGGACAAACCCTTCTTCTATCTGATAATCATCTAAAAAGAACTGATCTTCTTGATCTACTGTTCCCTCAACAATCTTCATACAACAAGAAGAGCAGGATCCAGCACGACATGAATAGTTGTGCTCCAACCCTGCTTCTTCTAATGCATCTAGGATAGTAGTATCTTCATCACACTCAAAGGTATTTGTTTCACCTTCTGGTGTCTTAAGAGTTACTGTTGCCATGTTATTAATTTTACAACTCGATGTATTTAGTGCTATATCACCTTTCCACCGTATTGTTTTATCAGCTTTTCAACTTGTGATCTATTCAACCCAGCCAAATACCTAGAATTTTCCAATGCTATTCTAATACATGCTCTATCAGAGATGGGGGCTCTTTGCCTCCATCCCTGAGCATCAATGTATGTTTTTGCACCAGCAAATCCATATCCTTCATCAGCTGCTTCTACTTTACTCATTTAAGGAAATCTTTACGAGCATGATGATCTGGAACTACTTTACCAAGTTTAATGGTAAGTAATCCATCAGCAAATGATACATCCTTAATTTCAACATCATCAGATAACTGCCAAGATCTTTCAAATGATCTTTGTGCTATGCCCTGATGTGAATACTCTACAGCATCATCTTTAGTTTCCTTCTCACCTTTAATAGTGAGTTTTCCATACTCTGTATATACTTGAACTTCTTTCTTCTTAAATCCTGCTAATGCAACCTCTAAACGAGATTCAACATTGTTAACATGTATAATGTTATATGGAGGATAGTTCTGCGTATTTGTTGCTAGGTTAAATACACGATCAAGATATTCATCCATTCCAAAACTGTTTTTGTGCATCTTATCCAACAACTGTGGAAGATCTGCAGCAGTGTACCTCTGTATGTTAGCCATGATAGTAAGCTCCTTTAATAAGCGAGTTTGTGTTTTGTGGATCCTTTCGGCATCCACTATTATTTAACCACAAACACCCAAAAAAGTCAGTGTTGAGATCCGAATTTTACTATGCGGTTTCTTCTACTTTCTTTTTCTTACCAATATTATACTTGGTCTCAAGAATCCATTCATTCTTCTCTTTATATGCAAGAACTTTAATCTGATTCAATGGAGCAATATCAGTAATCTTATCTACATTGAGAACAGTTACAAGACCCCAATCAGATAACAATTGAATAATTCTATTTCTTCTTTGAACATCATTCTGAGTTAGATTAGCATGTTTACCATCTAATGCAAATAACTCTTTAAAATGAACAATAAAATATCTTCCTTGCTTATGCAAGATATGACATGATTGATATATCTTCTTTTCCTTTCGGGATGCTACCCCAATTCTTGTGAGAGTTTCTCTTACTTTTAGGAAGTCATCTGGTTCATTTAAAGTAACTTCTATCATTTGGTCAGCAGACCACTTGACCTCGGGCTCGGCAATCATTGTTTTCCTCCAGTTTCAAATTTAGATTTTATAAAATTAAGTTGTTCGTTGGTTAGGATTCTTAGAGCTTGCTTTGCCTTTTCGTTACTATATCCATAATAACGTTTCACAGAATCAAGATCTTTAATCTCATCTTTGCGGAGCCAAGGAGAGAATCTCTTTCGCTTCCTCACACTATTTAGATAAAACGAATATTGCATATCACTGTCTAGATGGGAACTGAGATTCATCTCATTCGCAAACATAACTGTGTCCAAATGTCCTGACATACAACGGTTAATAATATATGCAGGATACTTTGCATCTGGATCCTCTTCATAGATATTCTTTTTGTTTTGGTTGATAGAATTCAACCAGTCTTTCAATTCAGTCATCATTTAGGTAGTTTGCGATTAAAGTTCCAGTAATCGAATTTTTGCCAGAGATAATATATTCCTATTAAAGATCTCTTGACAAATTCCTCAAGGAATATTAATGATATTATAACACAATTCATCGTATAATTTGAATGTGGTCGTCTTCTGTCCATAGTTCGACTTTATCTCTGAATCGGCCTTCTTGCTTTAATTTATCATATCTCTTACCTGCTTTCTTCTTCCACCACTTAACAATATTCTCAAGATAAAACTTATCCCAATTCTGACCACGAATTAATTTATCCTGTTCACCAAGAATTACTTCCCTTACATTTGAATATCCATAATCTGAAATATAAAATCTTTTCTTTTGAGTAAGACCAAATGCCATATCAATTACAGAGTTAAACTGTTTGAGTTTATCTTTATCTTCTAGAGAATTTCTGATAAGAGATATCATCTTTGTCTGTCTCTTCATCTTCTTAGATGAAGCTCTATTCTCAGTTAATGGTTGATTGTTATTTAATATTGTAAAACGATTATGTAACTTATGAAAAGCATCCTCGTGAAGTAAAGGAAGAAACTTACTCTCAGTTAAACCTTTATATCTCATAAAAGGTTTTAGTCCATCATACTGTGATGCAGATGTAGTAGAACCATATAAGGAAGTAGTTTCAAATAAAGCAATATCTTTTTCAAATACTTCATTAAGTGTCTCTCTTGCAAAATGAGATACACACATCAATGCAAGTAATTTACCACCAAGATAGTTGTAACCAAATGGTTGAGATGGTACAATCACAAATCCCATTGCAGCATGACGGTTGAAAACCGAAAGATTGGGTGGTTTACCCAACCATAGATTTCTTGGTTTTGAGTTGATGGTCGGTGAACCGAACCGTATAAACCCTACAGTCTTACCAGTATTCTTTTCAAACACCATCCAACGCAATTCTCTACCAGGAATATTACTCTCATTATTGTGAGATGATACTGCTGCTAGTAGATTCTTATAATGCTCTTGTGGAAGTGACTGCTGAAATCTTTGCCCAATAAATTTTACCTCAAACTCCATGTCCTCTGGATGAATATCTTCATTAAGAAAATAGTCTTGCAGAGGAGTTATCTGGTTTGATTGAACAACTACTTCTTTTTTTACATACCGAAGATAATCTTCGATGGATGTAAAGTTTTCAAAGTAATTAATGAATTCATCAGCAGCCCAAAGAGCATCTTGATTGGGTATGCTGTCAATTACTTTCATTGATCAAATAAAGAATGTTTTGAGGTACCAGCATTATCATTTGATATATTTCCAATTCCAGTCTCTTCTGTTTCCTCTAATTCATACTCCCAATCTTCTATCACAGTATTAGCAAATAGTTTATCAGACAATTCATCCATTTCTTTCCTTGCTACCTCTTCACTCTCTGCATCAAACCAAAAATCAATACACTTACCAATCCTCAACAAGTGTGGTTGATGATTAGGAGTCACTCTTTGTGTATTATTCATTACTGCATTACCAGCAGCATCAGATACAGACCCTCTTAATCTAACATGAACTAGTGCTTTGAATCTCATAAATCTATATTTAATCTGGATGGTTCTACAATCTCAACTTGTATTGGTCGATTATTTAAATAATCAGCAAGTTTGTGATATGCAAAAGCAGTCACTACTTGAGGTACTATAAAAGCAACCATTGCTACTATCCAAAAGAAGTAGTAGTAATTTTCTTTATTTTGAGTTCTCATCTTTTTTCCAAGGCTCATTTGTTGATAAGTCTAACCACTTCCTTATTATAGCACAAATTTTTTTCATTTAAAGTTACACTCCACCATTATTTCTGTAAGTGCTGCCAATAAGTTGATTTCCTGATCTGCTACGAACGCAGACTGATACTGATACTTAGAAACAATAAGAACAGCAGCAGCAATGCTAGGGCCGTCCAATACTTCACAAAGAGAATCGTAAACACGCCTAAGAAGTACAGTAGA